TTAAACGCAAATTTTAATTGAGACGCTCCGATTTTAGCTAAAAAACTATCGGACGACAAAGGTCCGTTAGACCCAATAGGATCATCTTGGAATACTATGTTAAATGTTGGGTAAGACGAGTAGTTGAAATACCCTGGATCCCAATATGGTTGATAAATGTTACCACCATTTTGGATGTCTGTTATAATAATTAAATCTTTGTATCCACCTTCAGGTCCCCATTTATTTGTAACATAAGCAGATTCAATAAAGAATTCGTTAATCACATCTAAAGCCGTATCGATCGGTTGGTATGGACCTTGATTAGTACCTTCGGGATTATTAGTTGACGCAACACTATTAACACCAATAGGATCTCCAAAACCACCTTCAGGTCCATATTCATTCAATGGATATAGGTCAGTTGCAAATATATTAGTAGATACTAAATTATTAGGTGAATCAATAACATTACTTACCGTAAGGTTGGTTTCATAATTAATTGGATTACCCGGTGAAGTGTAGGTTCCTGGCACGTTGTATGGTGTTAGATTCCTAACTAACAATTTTTGTCTAAACGATTCTGAATTATCAAACGATAAAAAACTTTCAGCCATACTTTTATTTTATAAATAGATGATAGGGTATTTTTTTGAATAGTATATTATCATTGATTTTTACCACCCGTGGTTGCACTTGGTGCTGTTCCACCTCCCAATAGTTTTTTAAATTCAGCAAGGAACGAAGGATCTTTCATTCTTTCATCCAACGTTCTATATATTTCCTCTCTAGTTTTACCATCGGCATTACCACTAACATCAATTTTCCAATTCATATTAACATCTGAAGTTGTTTTAACTTCTTTTGGCTTATCATAACTTGCTTTAAAATTATCTTGAACACTTTTTACCGCTTCCATAAAATAATTTTGTTGTTTTTCTTTTTGTTCCTGCTCAAATTTAACCATAGTTGATAGGAAATTATCTATAGCGGCAGATTCTCCCTTCTCATCACCTTTTATTTTAGCAGATATATAGTCCTCTACAGGTTGAGTGATTTGATTACCAACATCTCTAAAATCTTTGGTTCCTGTTTTTTCTGAATAAGTTTTAACAATACCTCTTTGCATTTCCATCGACGCATTGTATAATTTTTCAATTGGTTCACTTGTTGCAACACCAAATTTAGATGATGTTTCAACCCCACTTATTCCAGCGTTTATTTGTTGTAATTGAGTTAATTGGTCAACAGCTAGTTGTTCAATTGATTTTCCTTGTTCCGCTTGTGAATTTTTTAATTTTTCAATATCTTCAGGGGTTAGTTGGTCAACTTGTTTTAAGGTAACCTCACCAGTTTTTTCATCTTTAACGTTAATCGTAGCAACACCACCTTTCATTTGAGCCATTGACGCAATTAATTCTTTAGTTTCACTATCTCCTTCAGCAAAATTCGGCATTTTAATTTGTGACATTTTTTTATCAAAATCGGCAGCCTTAATTGACATTCCCGCCAATTCTTCGGCGGTCATACCCATAGCCTCAGCGACTTCCCTTAATCTTCTTTTTGACCCTGGCATTATTTCAAACTTACCTGTCTGCTCATTAAATTTGGTAAATTCTTTTGATATGTTTACAATTTCATTTTGTAAGGCTTGAGGGTCATTTTGAGCCATATCCATCGCTCTTAACGGATCTAGTAATCCACTACTTGTTACCCCTAATCTTTGTAGTGCGGCAGACATATCAATTGCCTTTTCAGGTGAGAACAAATCGTCCGCAATCTTAAATACTTTACCCATATCAATCCCTAATCGAGATGCTTGAGCCGCCATTTTAGCTAGCCCGTTAACACCTCCGTCGAAGTTGAACGTGTTTAATTTACCTAAATTCCCAACAACTCCCGCAGAAACCGCACTTACCGAAACACCAACACTTCTAGCGTAATTAGCAACTTCCTTCATTTGGTCACCAACATCATACATTGAGACACCAACATTTCTAAATTCTTGAGCTAACTTTCCAACGTCTTGACCTGACACTTTTGCCGCTGCGGACATTTCAACAATTGCTTCAGTCCCCAAACTAGCAGCACCGCCCATTTCTTTGGCGATCGCCCCATAATTTTCAGCAACCTTAGTTTGGTCAATACCCATCTTAACCAATTCAGGTGAAGCATCGGCAATAACTTGTTTAAATTCTTCAATCCTACCTCTTGCAACACCAAAACTATTTGCAACATCCTGAGCTTGTCCCTCCAATAATTGTATTGATCCATCTAAAGCCCCTTCACTAAGGAAAGAACTTGCGGCACTGGCTAACTTGCCAAAAATATTAGGTAATGAATCTATACCAATGGAATATTTTTTAATGTATTCGTCATTGGACTTTAGGGATTTTTCTTGGAAACTTTTTTGTTCCTTTTCCCATTTTTGATATTTATCGTATTCGGCTTTATCGACTTCTTTTTTATTCCGACCAATTCTATTACCAATTCCCATTGTAATTCTTTATCTTATAAATATTTTATTGTTTGTTTTGGGTTTCCTCAACAAACTTATTAATCAAATATTTTCTAGCATAAGTCGGTATTCTCATAAACTCTGAGTATTGAGTTCTGAAAATTTTAGAGAAATAATAAAATTCATCAAGAATTGTTATCTTATATTGCGAAGAAAGGCCGAAAAAACTCCACCCCAAAAGCAACATCGACTACTGCTTTTTCTCCTGACGGGGCGATAACTTCTTTTTTTAAATCTAATCTTGGTTCATTATCTAATACAAATTTTCTAATGAATTTAGAATCCCCAATCGGCATACTTTCCACAAATGTGGAAATATTAACTCTATCATCATTACCGTCAATACTAACAATATGTTTGTTTAATCTTGTGGTAATTGTCGGAGCAACTCTTTCAGAGGGATACGATTTAATGATTCTCTCAATTTCCATTCTATCAGCCAACGATAATAACTTTAAAGTTACTTTTCTTTTTGATACAGGTAATTCAGTGTTGAAGAATCCATTCTCGTCTACTTGGTGTTCTGTTTTTTTGTAATTTAATTCATCTAACATTATTGACGCAACAAAAGTTTCTTCTGTTTTCGGATCAACAAGTGTTAACCTATACTCAGGTCCAAACGCGGTATTTCTTAAGAAAAGTAATATAGCCTCAACATCTCCATCAAGAAGTTCTTCAGGTCTTAAATCTTTTTCATAAAGTTTGTTTCGCAATAAAGGTAAGATAATTGATTCGGTAATATTTTTTCTACCATCAAAATCTGAAAGGATATTTTCATCCACCGCAGTTAAGTAACCAACTTTAATTGATTTTTTCTTTGATTTGTAGAACACCCCTTGCGTTGGTAATTGTATTACATCGTGTGGGAGGCTAAACCCTTCTTGACCTGCTGCATATATATCTTGCTCCATAATAGTTTTTGTTTTAATAATAGTTGTGGCGAAGTTATAGTAAAGATAATTCTTTCTTAAGTTCTGATATGACCCATTCAGGTCTTTCATTTATATCTTTTTCCCAATATCTAAGTAATTTTATTCCGTGATTTTGACATAATTCATCTTTAAATAGATCATTTTTTTTTGTCATTTTTTGAGACTCGTATAACATTTCGGAATGTTTTGTATTGGGGTTGGAGTGGTAAAAATCTCCATCAACTTCTATTAATATGTCTTTGTTTTTAATTTTAAAATCAAATAATCTTTTTTTAAATTCAAATTGAATCTCAAATTCAACACCAATTAAATTTAACATCATTTCAAACTTAATTTCTAATTTAGTTTTTTTATTAGATTGTTTTGATTTTAACCACATAATTCTTTTATTTGATGAATTTTCTCTAAGTTGTGGGTTACCTTCGTATCTTTTCTTTTGAGTAATTGATAATTTACGTTTAGATTCCTCAGATTTTGGTTTTCCTTTTAATTTTTTAGATATTTTTTTACCTCTTTCTTTATTGTTTTTCAATTTATCCTTAATACCCTCAATTTTTTTTATTGTCTCCGGTGTTTTATCTTCCCACCAACCTTTATACTTTCCTTCTTCCCAATTTTTCTTTTGGGTCTTAATTGCCTTTTGATGAGTTTCAGGATTTTTGTGGTAATTATTTTTACCGGGTACTCTATTATGGTGTGATTGGACGAATTTAGAATACCCCTTAACTACCGATATAAAACTAGGTATTTCACCACAACCACACTCACATTTAGGTTTTACACCATTTAAAACGTAATTAAGATAAATTTTTTCAGAAGAAATATTATGTTTCTGAATGGAGTGTGACCTTAACGAATTAATGTTACCACATTCTTTTTGACATATTTTACAAATAAAAATTCCCATACATATAAATATATGGGAATTTACAATATTGTAAATGGTTAGGTATATTTTAGTAGTACCTAAAAAAAATCAATACACAAGGATACATCTATCCATTTGGATAGTAGAAGTGATTCCTGCAATGTTATCACTATTGTAAGCTAACGAACCTCCATCGTATCCTGTTAAGAAAGATCCTTCTAAAATCCATTTCTCAACAACAACTCCTGTTGGGTCTAACATCTCAAGGTCAACATTTTTCTTGTAACCAGCGGCATAACCCATACGTCCTGTAACTGACTCAGCACATAAACGAATCCATTCCATAACCGCTTGTGAAGCTGAAGGTCCGATCGGGTCACGGAATTTTACCGTAAGTGGTTCCCATTTAAATCTACCCGCAACAAATGTTGAAGTATTCAAGAATTCAATCTCTTTTGATGCGATAGTCATCTTAGGTCTTGCGAATGATTCAACATACCACTCATTAATACCAAGTGATGATGGAAATCTTAAAATCCATCGGTTTTCTCTTTTCGGTTCGTAAGGAATCGGCATTTTCATTAACAAATCAGCCATATCTATTTTTTTTTACTTTTGTTTTATTTTTTATTATAAATAGTATGAAATAAAAATTTTTCTATTTACTTCAAATATTTTTTGGGTTATACATTTACTAGGCCTAGAATTTATTAATATTTAGTTTTCTTTCCTTTAGTAGTATGATATATATCTAATCCTTCTTCATCACTAAAATGCTTCTTCATAGCTTGTACATTTCTTAAGTCATCATCTGAAAAGCCTACATTAGGTACAAAGTAATTACTTATCTTGTTTTTCATAAATGCCTTTTCTTGTAATTGTCTAGAAAGGTCTTGAACATAAGTCATAAATCCTTTCATTGCTTTTACTTTTGACTCTTCAGGGTTGGTAGCCGAACCTTCTCCGAAACTTACAGGGTGATATTTGTTCATATCTAAATAAGTTCTTACTAATTCGTCATCACTTAAATCTTCTTCATCTGCCAACTCTCGATATTTTCTTAAGTTTTTAACCAATTCTTTTTCACTTATTCCGTGTTTGTTTTTCTTGATTAAATTGTAAACCGCATTTTTAAGAACTGAAGGTGTGTGACCTCTAGCTGTGATAATTGAGAATATTGATCCGTTATTAACCGCCTCAACAAAATCACTCCATGCAGGACCTGTAGGAGCTTTCATCGCGTCCTTTAAGAACTGATTATCACCCGGGACATTAAAGTCCCTAAAAGGGTTCTCATCGAACGATACGATAGTGTGTCCTTCATACTCAAAAGGTTCTTTACCGATTTCGGTTCTATACTCTGCAAAATCTTCCGTCGACATACCAACACTTTTTCCTTTATCGTCTTTAAGATAAATTTTAGTTGGCATATACATTAGATTATCATCCCAGTCAAAAGCATAATACTTCATTGTAGGTTTTAACTGATCTTGAATTATCTCTGTAATTAATTCACTAACAATTTTTTTGTAATTCATATAAATAAATATCTCTTAAATAAAAAAGGGGAACTAATGTCCCCCTTCTTTTTTTATTAACCACATTAAATATTCTCAATCGATGCTCCTGTTGGAGTGATGTAGAATGTAATGTCGATGAATTCAAGAGATCTTGTAGGTTTAATGTAGATCTTACCTGTCATTTGGTTTCTATCTAAATCCTCAGGATCTGAAGAAACAGTTACACGGAAGTCATATAAACCACGGTCTCTTCTGATTGAATCTAAGATTGGGTTAACCGCATTTAAGAAGTCTTGTCTTACTTGTGCGTCGTTTTGTTCGAACAACAATCTTACTGATACAGCTGAAATCAACTTACGAGCTTGTAGTAACAATCTTCTTACATTGATTCTGTCAAGAGCTGATTCTCTTACTTGTAGAGTTTTGTTACCCCAAATTACTGTACCTACATCAGAGAAGGTTGCAATTGGGTTAATTCTACCAACATATAGAATGTCTCTATCTTCTTGAGTTAACTTCT